GGAGATACTATGAGAGCTTCTTATGGATAGATAAAAATAGAAGATATACTTAATTAGGCTGGATTAAATTTTCAATAGGAATATAGTTTTAAAGATTTAGTAAGTTCTAGTGGTGTTCCTTTACGTTTTGATTTTGCTGTTTTTGATGATGATGGAGATATAGATTTTTTAATTGAATATCAAGGTATACAACATTATAAACCTAAATCTAAATTTGGTGGTATGACAGGATTGAAAAAACAGCAGTTTTTTGATATGAAAAAAAGATAGTATTGTAAAAAACACAATATTACTTTAATATTAATTCCTTATTGGGATGAAGAAATTATTACATATGATTATATAATGAAACTAGCTGGTTATTAATTTAAGAGGTGTCGCATGAGAAATAGAATGGCAGAAATCAAGAAAAAGGGTTTCGAAATGAGAATAGCCAATGACACCGATGAGAGATATAAACCTCAAGATTTCTCTAAAATTAAGGTTGGCGCAAAAACATTAGAAGATGCTATTGTATCATATGGAGATTATCAAAAGACAAATCCTCGTTTAGGTAATAAACAAAATGTATTAAAAGCCATTATGAATGGGGATGTTCAATAGATGAGAGATATATCTAATTTCTTTTATAAATCTAGTGGAATATATTCTCGTTTATGTAGATATATGGCTTATTTATATAAATATGATTGGTTTGTTACTCCTTATATTGAATAGTGTCAAGGGTTACTTGATACTAATGCAGGATTATATGATACGACAGTAGATGAAGCAGCTAATGAAAAACAAAGAAAAAAACAATTTACTAACTTTTTTAAAATTTTAAAATTTTTTGATGAATTTGAGATAAAAAGATTTTGTGGTAAAGTTGCTTTAAAAGTTGTTAGACATGGCTGTTATTATGGTTATTTAATTCCTCAAAATAATAAAATTGTTGTACAATAGTTACTTCCTAACTTTTGTAGATCAAGATTTGAGATTAATAACCGTCCAGCTGTTGAGTTTGATATGCGATTCTTTGATGTATATTATAAAGATACTGAGCAAAGGATGAAAATATTAAACTTATATCCAAAAGATTTTAAAAAGGGATATTTATTGTATAAAAAAGGTAAACTTCCTAAAGCTTTCCCAGGAGATAGCGGAAGTTGGTATTTATTAGATTATCGTTCTACGATAAAATTCAATTTAAATGATAATGATTATCCACCTTTTATTTCTGTTATTCCTTATATTATTGATTTGGATGCAGCACAGGATTTAGATAGAAAAAAGATGGCTCAAAAATTGTTGAAAATTATTATTCAACAAATGCCTATAGATAAAAATGGTGATTTAATATTTGATATTGATGAAGCACAAGCTTTGCATAATAATGCAGTCAATATGCTTGGAAAAGCAATAGGTATTGATGTATTAACAACTTTTGCAGATGTAGATGTTGCTGATATGTCAGATAAAGGTAATCAATCTAATATAGATGAATTAGAAAAAGTTGAAAGAACAGTTTACAATGAAGCTGGTGTGTCTCAGATGCAATTTAATAGTGATAGTAATACTGCTTTAAATAATTCTATATTAAATGATGAAGCTTCTATGTATGATTTATTACTTCAATTTGAGTCATTTTTAAATCTTTTACTTGAGCCTTTTAATAAATCTCCTAAGAAATGTTATTATAAGGCACAATTTTTGAATACCACTATTTATAATTATAAAGAAGTATCTAAATTATATAAAGAACAAATGCAAGTTGGTTTCTCTAAAATGTTGCCACAAGTTGCACTTGGACAATCTCAGAGTTCTATATTAGCTAATGCTTACTTTGAGAATGATATTCTTGATTTGGTACGTGTATTTATTCCACCGATGATGAGTAGCACGATGAACGCGGAAGCACTCGCGGGGAGGGGAAACATTACCGGTAAAGAACAGAATAAAACAGATACTTCCGGAAGCGGTACCGGTTAGGCCGGCCGCCCGGAAAAAGAAGATAATTAGAAAAGTGATAAAACACTCGCTAATAGATAGAGTATGTGACGAAAGGAGATAATCATGGCGTTGCCACATCAATCTATAGCTACGATCAGTTCTCCTGAGTTCATTAACTTACAACCTCTTGATATAAATCCTTTAATGTCTAAGTGTGAAATTAAAGTATTATATGTTGGAGAAAATAGAAATCGTAGTTATATCTCAAAAGAAGTCGCTACTGAAATGGCAAAAACATTACGTGGCGCTCCTATCGTTGGTTATTATAAAGAAAATAAGGAAGATTTTGCAGATCATGGTGAACAAATGGTTTGGGATGACGAAGGGATTCATTTTAACTGTCTTACTAAACCATATGGTTTTGTTGCTCCAGACGCTAAAGTTTGGTTTCAAAAGTTTAACGACTCCGATGATTTTGGAAATGAGGTATAGAGAGAGTACCTTATGACCACAGGTTATCTTTGGACTGGACAATTTGAAGAAGTTCAAACTGTTATAGATGAAGGTAAACCACAATCAATGGAACTTGATGAAAATTCTTTAGATGGTCATTGGGCAACAAATATTAAAAATGATATGGAATTTTTCATAATCAATGATGCAATATTTACTAAACTTTGCATTTTAGGTGATGATACAGAGCCTTGTTTTGAAGGCGCATCTGTAACTAAGCCTATTGTAAGTTCTAATTTTTCTAAAGTTGTTGATGACAACTTTAAAAAAACATTGTTTTCAATGATTAATGATTTAAGAGATGCTCTAAAAGGAGGAAATGAAATGGCGCAAGAAGAAAAACTTCCTGTAGAAGAAAATCTTGCAGTTGAAAATACTGTAGAAGATACTTTTACGCAGGAAAACGTTGAACCTTCTGAACCAGCCGTCTCTGAAGACTCTCTTGAAGCCACTCCAGAAGAAACTTTTGAAGCCTCTGAAGAAAACGAAGAAGAGCCTGAAAATGATTTTAAGGCTAATGAAGAGGAAGAAAATAAAGAAGAAGATTCTGAAGAGGATTCAGAAGAAGATAAAGAAGATGACGACGAAAAGAAATACTCTTTATTAGAACAGCAATATAATGAACTTTCAACTCAATATGAACAATTAAAAGCTGAAAATGAAGCTCTTGTTGAATTTAAAAACAAAGTTGAAAATGAAAAGAAAGATGCTTTAATTAATGATGAATTTTATATGCTTTCTGAAGAAGATAAGAAAGATATAATTGAAAATAAAGAAAAATATTCATTAGATGAAATTAAAGCAAAACTTGCTGTTATTTGTTTTGAGAAAAAGGTCAATTTTAATTCAGAAACTTCTGAAGAAATTGAAACTAATAAAGAATAGAATATTGTTACATATACCTATTCAGAAGATAATTCTAATTTACCCGATTGGGTAAAAGCCGTTAAAAATAATATAGATAATGATTGATATTTAAGGAGGATTTGCTATAATGGCAGCTACACAGATTAGTAGAAAAGGTTTCGGCCAAGTCGAACCTAATCATCTTTCTGCTCAGACAAATGGCCAGGTTTATGCACAACTTCCTGCTTCTACCGCATTTAATATTCTTGAAAATGGAATGTTTTTAAAATATGACTATGCAGCAGGAGAGTGCAATTTAACTGGTAAGGGCGAATATATGCTTGTCATGAATGAAATCAAACTTTATGATCAAAGAGCACAAGGTCTTAAAGACTATGCTATGAAGAAAGAAGATTTCATGGGTGGCACAATGGTTCCAAGACTTCTTAGAACCGAAATTGGTGATATTTTCACAACCAATACTTTTGGTGCAAATACATCTCCTGCTTCTACAGTAAGCGGAGCCAGTCTTGATGTTGGTAACTTACTTAAAGTTAATCCTAGCACTGGTTATTTAACCCCTGCTACAACAGCTGATACTGGTATGATTTGGCAAGTCGGTAAAGTTTATACAATGCCAGATGGACAGCCTGGTGTTAAGATTCAGAGAATTAGTTGAGGAGGAGAATTATAATGGCTTTAGAAAGAAAAAGTTTAATTGAATTAGCTAAAGCTACAGCCAAAGCTACTGTTAATCCTTCTTTAACATTTTCTTATGGAGAAGAAACGCTTAGTGCTGGTGCTTTAGAAGATACATTTAGAAAAGAATTAAAAGAGCTTGCTGCTACACCTGCTCTTTATAGA